TTTGTCTTACAAGTAACTCAAAAAGTACACCTGTATTTTTATACTTTGAATGTTTTATTTTCATCAAAAAATATATTTATTTATAAATATTAATAAAGACTTACTTCTTTAATTGTTTTTCATCTAATAGTGGTATATCCTCTTTATCTTGCTCAAAAATCAACTTTTTACTATTAAGTTGGTTAAATAAGTCTTTATTTTTTAAATAAGTAGTTTTAGCAGTTTCTAAAGCTAATGGACTACCACCTTTAAATTTAGGTCTAATACTATCAGAATCATTATTATCAGTATCCTTCATTCTTTTAACTCCTAATCTGTCTTTTCCAAAATTATCGTCTTGTGTATTTCGCTTTTTATTGGAAACTACTGGTCTTCCTAATTTAGGATCATCAGCTGCATATTTTTCTTTTTCAGGTACATTACCTGGGTCTGTATACATTCTACCTTTACCATAAAGAGAAGCTAAATCATGAGGAGTACCATAAGATTTACCAGTTTGTACTGGGTCGTTACCTTCTGCCTCAATTTGAGCTAATCTAAATTTACGTTTAGCATCTTCTCTACTTAAATCTCTATATTCTTCATATTGATCCTCACTAAATTGATAAACATTATCATATATCCAATCCGAAGGAACTAATCCCTGTCCTATTAATTCACCCGCTAATTCAGTTTTAGCTTTAAGTAACTCTATTTTTTCCTGTTCTAGTACTACTGATGGGCTAGTTAATTCCAAAGAAAAATTAGTTAATGTTTCATCAGTATAACCTTGAGTATATAAGTGAATTAAAGCAATTTTATTTAATTCTGATAATACAATTCTTTGTAGTCTTTCAATTGTACGAGCAAATCTAATATCTTGTGCTGCTAATGTAGCCTTACCTTCTACTCCTTCTTCATAACCCAAAAATGCTTTAGGAATTTTAAGTGCTGCAAATAATTTACCTCTTAAATATTCTACATCTTGAATTCCATCATATGCTAATCCAGGTGTAGTTTCAATTTTAGTACTAGTATCATTTCCACGAATAGGAATATAAAAGTCCTCCATCATGTTTTGCATGTTGTATTTTAAATTATACTCACCAGTTTTGTCATCTAAAAATGGAGTTCTTTTTAATTGTGAAATAGTTTTTTGCATAAATGTTTCTATTTCATTAGGTGGAATAGAACCAACATTCATATAAAATATTCTTTTTTCTGGTGCTCTAGCAATTCTATGAATTAACATTGCATCTTCCATTAATGCATATTGTTTATATAGTTTACGTGCTGGTTCAATATAAGATCTTCCATAAGGTAGGAAATTAACATCAGAAACTAGTCTAAAATGAGCCATTTCATAATTATCAAAATAAATACCACTACTATCTTCCATTGATCCCGCAGCCTGACCTGGTACCGGATAATAACCTGAGCTTAAGCTAATTAAACCATCAGGAGCATATTTATATCTTATTGCATTAGGGTTTTTATCATCATATGCTTCCTGTCTTTCAATATGAAACGCTGTATAAGGTATGACATTATAAACCCCAAATTTTTCTGCTATTTCTAATTTTAAGAAAAAATCACCATATTTACACATTTGTCTAATCCACATCCAAAGATTAAACTCAATATTTAAAACATCATAAAATAAATTATATAATATTTTTTGTATATCTTCATTTGAACTTCTAATTTGAAGTACTTCACCCATATCATTTTTTAAAGTTGATTCATCAGATAAAACATCTAATGCTGATGCTATAATAGCATCTTGATCCATTACATCATATTCAGAATATAATATAGGTCTTAAATATTGATAATTTACATTAAATTGAGCCCCATAAAGTGAAGAAGGGCTAGTGGAAGAATAAATTCTGTTATATCTATCAATTAGGGAATTTGTTTCAATTTCTCCCATTGACTGGATTTTACCACTATCAATTACTTTTAATTGATTACCACCAACATTACGGATAACTACATCTGTTGAAAATAATCTTCTTAATCTACTAAATACGCTTTTATCAGCCATAATTTATTTTATTATTATAAATATTATTTAAGGAGCCAATCAATATTTTCTTTACCACCTTTAGTTTTCATATGGTAAGGATTATCCGCTCCTGTCGAAAAATAACCACCTTGATAACTAGGTCTATTAACCTTAATATTATTCAAAGCATTTCTTGTTATATCGATACCTCTTTGTCTAAACTTTAAAGCAGTATCTCTAATGTACATTGCAATACCAAAAGCCATAACTAAATCATCATTATATCCTCCCTGAGCTTCTGGTCTGCCATTTCTCCAAATAAACGTTCTCATTTCTTCTAATAGTCTTTTAGATTGAAATGTAACACCTTTATCACTTAAATATTCTTGAAATTTGCCAACTACCATAGGTCTAGTCTTAGATGACATAGTAAAACCAGCTGTCATTTTAGATGTATCCATGTACTTATCAAAATAAGTATTGGCATTACCTTCAGTTTTAGGAGAATAATATAAATTAGTATAAGCTCTATCAATACAAACCTGAATAGTAGCCCAACCTATATTAGCATTTTCTATTACAAGAAGTGCTTCATTATACTCCGTAGCTAATCCTACTAATAAATGACCATATTCTTTAGTTCCAATTTGACCCTTATATTCGGCAACTTGAACATTATTTTCTATATCGATAACATGACATGCAGAATAATCTTTACCATCACCCCTGGCAACATCCGCTACAACCATATAAGATCTACTATAATCAGGGGATTCCCAAACCCATAAATTTTGATCCGCTCCTCTTCTTTCTAATGGATCTTTAATAAATGTTTTTTCATAATACTCAATATATTCGGGATAAAAAACAATATCACCAGAAGTACTAAAATCACAATCACATTCTTGAGCCGCCATTCTAGGATCACCTAGTAATTCATCTTGCCTTTTTCTCCATTCATCATCTCTTTCGGGATGTACAAACCAAGGTAATTTAATAGGTAAAAAATCATTTTCTGCCGCTTCTGCTCTTGTCCATGTTTGGTGAAACCAATTACCAGTACCATAAGGTGTACTTAA